TGGAGGGCGGGCGGACTGTGAGCGCCTCTGTCATCTTTGTTGTCGTCGTCCTCCTCTTCGTCGGATGCGGCCTGCTCACATGGATCGCAGTCCGAGGGGCATCGCGCGCGGCTTCCATCGAGGAGATCGCCGCTCGCATGCAGCGCTCCGCATCGATGGCACGCGCGAAGGGCACGACGCTACTCGAGCGGCATGTGGACTTCGGGTACTACGACGTGGACGGCGAAGCTCCGCTGCCTCACTTGATCTGCCTGGCGACGCAGGACGTCATTATCGAGGCCGAGCTGAACGGCTGCTACGCACTGGATACGCCGAAGATCACGGTCGATCTCGACCGTCAGCAGATCCACGTGACCCTCGAAGTGCTCAGGCTCGATGAGCCGAGCGTGGAGGCGCGAGCCTGATGCCGACGCCTCAGCAACTCCGACTCGAAGTGCCTGACGACCGCCCATGCCACGACAAGGCCGCACGAGAGATCGTGCGGCAGGCAAGGCAGCGAGCACTTGCTTTCCCAACTGAAGCTCACGACTCCCAGCGCCGCGCGACGCGCGGTCTCACCTACTACCCGTCAATCCGCAAAACCAACAAGGAGACCAACCGATGAAACTCCAGAAGATCTGGGCCGCTGGAGCTGCCCTCACCCTCGCAGCGCTCGCGCTGCCCTACGGCGCCGCATATGCCGCCGACGAGGCCGCGCCGACTATGACCGCGCAGGTCACCAAAGCGACGAGTGCATCGCGTCAGACCTCGTCTGAGGTGACCGTCGAGGGCACCTGGTCAACGCCGAAGCTCGCGGTCGGCCAGCGCTTCACCGTTGCCAGCAAGGACGGCGGCTTCAAGTGGCAGGCCAGTTTTCCCTTCGTCCTCGACGACGGGACCAAGATCGGTACCTGCGCCGCTGACGAGGCGACGCTGACCTGCATGGTCGACGAAGTCCCTGCGTCCTACGCGGACAAGACCGAAGTGACCGGGACATTCCATGCCCGCGCGCGTCTCTCGGACGCTGCCGTCGGCACCGAGGACACGCAGATCGTCGTCAACGGCGAGGTGACTCGCACGCTCGTCTGGGGTGACAAGGAAGGCGTGGGCGCCTGCTCGAGCGACTGTGAGCAGCCCGCGCACTTCGAGTACTCCAATCCGGAGACGATCAAGTTCGGGTGGACCAACGCTGATCAGTCGATCGGATGGGGCATCAAGTGGGCCGTCGAGGCCGGCAAGACCTACACGCTGACGGACGAGACGAACGCTCTGCCGAAGGCCGTGAAGTGCAGCAGCGGTCCGACCTGGGATCCTGCGACGACGACCTGGACCGACGGGTCTCTCGACGAGTCCGCGCATACGCTGATGTTCACGCCGCCCGCTGGCTCGCTCGTCTGCGTCGTCTACCCGGCGGCGACCCCTCACGTCGAGGGTCAGAATACCTACACCAACCGCGCGACGATCAATGGCACAAGCCTTGAGGCGACAGCGACGATTAAGGCCTCGGGCGGTACCGACGGCGACGGTAAGACCAAGCCGCAGCCCGTGCCGGTACCCACGCCTGACCCGAGCATGCCGACGCCTGCGCCGGTCCCCTCGCCTCTCCCGAAGCCATCGCCGAAGCCGACCCCGGCCCCGGTTCCGACTCCCTCGGATGAGCCGCAGTCCGCTCCGACCCCCACACCTACTCCTACGACCGATCCGACGCCGGACACGGTGAAGCCCTCGCCGAAGCCTGAGCCGTCCTCGACTCCCACAGTCGAGCAGCCGAAGCACGCTCCTGCCCCGTCCACCGTCCCTGCACCGCAGGAACGCCTCGCTAAGACTGGCGCGACCACTGACGGAATCGTCCTCTCGGTCGGAATCATCGCCTTCGGAATCGGTGTTGGCCTAGTCATCCTTCGCCTGCTTGAGGGCCGTAAGAACAAAGAGGAGGCAGCTCGATGAGCAACAAGACGATTACGGTCAAGATGCCCCTGGACGACGTGCATGAAGTGCGCGGGATGCTGCTGTTAGAACGGTGCATGGCTGAGCGCGATTACGAGAATGTCGCAGATCTCCACAACGGCTCAGCCGTCGGTGCAGCTCGCGATGTTCTGTACGCCGAGATTGAGAAGTTCTCACGGATTATCGGCTTCCTTAACGAGGCACTCGGATTATCGGGCGACCGAACGATGACCGCCTCCATCACCGAGAAGCTCAGAGCAGCTGGCGTTCTCGAACAAGAGGAGGAGCGGTGAAAGGTCGATACATCGCGGTCTATCTCGACAGCGTTCAGGTGCAAGCGCTGCGAGACGACGTTCAGGAGACTGTTCTCATCGCTGATGAGGATCTGGAGATCACGAAGCAGATCAACGACCTCGCCGCCCGACGTCTCGCTCGCGAAGCGATCGACAAGAAGCGCGACCTGTACCTCGAGATCGTCGGAAAGCTCCAGGAAGCATCCGAGCGCCTCAACGTCGGTGAGGGCGACTACATCGACGAATGAGCACACTCCCCGATGAGCGCGACCATCGAGGAGGCCACCCGCAAGCATGAAAACGAGGCGGGACAGGCTAAAGATCGCGCAGCCCGACCAGCAGACACCCGGGTGCGAGTCCCGGGCGGGCACGAAGCCCACACCACGAGAGTGCAGGGCAAGACCCCTAGAGAAGGACCACCAATGACCACCATCAACGAGATCAAGGACAGGCTGAACGCCGTGGCGTTCGCTGGGCGCAGCTACGCAGGCGCAGACCGCGCCGCGATCGCGAAGGCCTACACAGACGCTGTCGCTGCCTTCGACCAGAACGCAGCCGTGGATATGGCGTACCTGCTCGACCGTGTCGATGAGCTGCAGGACGCGATCGCCGTCGCAGCCGCCGAGCTCGCAGACGTCGCGCTCACCATCGCCGACCGATACGCCGGCAACGCCGCCGAAGCACTCGAGATCCGACTCCTGGTCGGCGACCCCGTCGACAAGCTCGTCAACGTCGCACAGGGCACCAGGATCTCCACCGAGGAGGCGGGAGAATGAGCGGCGCCGGACTCCTGAGCGTTGAGTGGGAGATCACGGACCAACATCTCCCCATGCCGCATATTGTCGCGACGGCCTGCGCTGCGTTCGTCGAGGAAGTCGAGCGCCGCGGCCTCGTCATCCGCTCCGGCCCCTCCCCCTCGGTCCTGCACGCGCTCCGGCTCGTCAAGGTCACGGGCAAAGTGTCGAAGCCTGACGACGTCGTCAAGGAGCCGTGCCCTCCGCACACGCTGCGACGCTGCCCCGCGTGCGGGGTCCACATCTACGACCTGACAGATGTCGAGGGAGACGCCAAGTGATCGAGATCAAGCCAGTGCGCACCGTCCACGCCTTCCGCCGCTGCCCCGTCTGCCGCACACAGCTCGCGCCGAAAGGCTCAAACGTCCGAATCACCGTCGACGCCGAAAACGAAGCCACCGCAATTGAAGCGTTCACCCACAAAGCCTGCGCACAAACCGTCATCAGCTTCACCCGCGCTCGCGGCTACACGCCTGCCGAGCTCGTGGAGGTCGGCGTCTGGGCTGAGGAACAGCGATGAGGCTCCCGATCAGGATTCAGCGCCGCAGCGCGCGCGGTTGGAGGACACCGGCTCACGCGAAATATGTAGGGCCGGGCAGCTCTACGGCAATCCGTTTAGGGTCGCTCAGTCGCCGTTTGAGCTTAAATATGGCGGCACCTTTACCGTCGAGTCTCCTGCGGAGGCTGTCGAGAAGTTTCGTGAGTGGATCAGACACACGGCAGAGGGGCGGTTCGTCGCCGGGTGCGCGGCGCGGAACCTCTGGGGCCTCGATCTCGCGTGCTGGTGCCCCGATGATCAGCCGTGTCACGCAGATGTCCTCTTGGAGATCGCAAACCCGCGCGGGGAGCGCGAATTCGAGAACCCCTACTACAGGATGTGGGATCGAGACGAGGTCGCAGAATGACGACTATCGGGAGTCTGTTCACTGGGTATGGCGGTCTGGATATGGCCGTGCGTATGGCACTTGATCCGACGGCGCGGGTCGCGTGGACGAGCGACGTCGAGCCGGGACCGTGCAAGCTCGCTGAGGTGCGCTGGCCGGGTGTCCCGAATCTTGGGGATATCACGCAGGTCGATTGGTCGGAGGTTGAGTCGGTCGACATTATCTGTGGCGGCTCGCCTTGCCAGGATCTGAGTCTGGCGGGTCGCCGTGCGGGTATGGCCTCGGGGACGAGATCGGGCCTCTGGGAGTCGATGTTCGAGGCGATCAAGACGCTGCGTCCGCGTCTGGTGGTTTGGGAGAACGTGAGAGGAGCGCTGACAAGTGGAGCGTTCAGTCTGGTGGAATCGGAATCGGGATTGCTGGGAGACCGAGCAAATGGACCTGCTCTCCGGGCAGCAGGCCGTGTGGTCGGAGATCTGGCCGGCATCGGGTATGACGCGCAGTGGTGTCTTGTCCGAGCTTCCGACGTTGGTGCCCCTCACCAGCGAGAGAGACTGTTCATTGTTGGCCACCCCGCAGGCGAACCTTGGCAGCTGCGGGGGATCGCAGGAGCCGGAGAAGCGGCGGGCCGGGGGGCACTCGGTGAGCCTGGCAGCCCAGATCGAGCATCTGGTGCCCTGATTCCGACGCCGACTGCGTCGGACCACAAGGCCGGTCGGCACCAGGAGGGGACGGGCATGAGCCTGAGCCAGGCGGTGCAGATGCTGCCGACTCCGGTCGCGCAGCCTTCGGGCAACTCTCCCGAGGCACACCTGCAGAAGAAGCCGGGCCGCGAGCGAGTAACCGACCTAGCGATCATCGTCGAGAACGGCTTACTGGCGACCGGGGGCCTACTACCGACCCCGCAGGCGACGAACGCGACGGCCTCCTCGACCGGCTACGGCGCGAATCTTCACGAGGTGGCTCGCGATCTACTGCCGACACCGTCTGCGTCGGATGCGATTATGGGCCTTCCTCGGACGAGCGGACGCCCGCCGGAGAAAGCGACGAAGCTCGCGACACGCATCGAGTACACCGATTTTGGTATGTACGCTCCCGCGATCGCGCGCTGGGAGCAGGTACTCGGGCGTCAGGCTCCTGCTCCGACTGTCCCACCGACTCGCGAGGGGGGGCGAGCGCGACTCTCGACTCGTTTCGTCGAGTGGCTCATGGGATTACCCGAAGGGCATGTGACCGGCGAGGATCTGGGGCTGACACGCGAGCAGCAGCTTCGCCTCCTCGGGAATGGGGTCGTCCCGCAGCAGGGCGCAGCCGCTATCTACCAGCTCACCAGGATCGCTATTAAGGAGGCAGCATGACCGGCATCGACCCGCTAAAGGACATCCCAGGTGTCGAGGAGTTTCAGGAGCGCGCGC